GGATTTCATAGCACAGCTACCAATACTGGAAGATTTACAATTCCAACAGGCAAGGCAGGAAAGTATAATTTAACTGCTTCTGTTAGTTTTGATACAGCAGTTACCGAACAGGCATGGTTAATGCTTTATGTAAATGGTGCAGCAACTACAGCCGCGGCTGCTGGTTTGCCTAGTGGTCAATTCCAACAATTTCCAGGAAGTGCCAATACTGACTTTATTGCGGGCTCTGTAAGTTATACATATAACGTCGGCGATTATGCTGAAGTTTATGTATTCCATAACGGAACAAATACGCCTATAAATGTTGATGTTGCAAGAGTTACATTCGATTACTTAGGAGCATAGTATGGAACTATTCGAACAAATTATTGCCGCGTATCCTGAAATCAGTCCAACCGATTGTTTTCCTAAATTAGGCATTTATCTTCAAGATGATTCTGATGGCGTTGGTGCTTACATCGCTAAATGGGAATACTCCAAGCCAATTCCTAAAGGTCTGACTCTAGGCAAGCCAGCTTCATAAATATGACTTATCCAATTGGCACAGCTGCTCGACTTGTCGAAGTAGCGTTGGCAGAAGTCGGCACGATTGAAGAAGGCGACAATCTGACCAAGTACGGCAAATTTATGAAAGCCGATGGCTTGCCATGGTGCGGATCTTTTGTCAATTGGTGCGCGGATCAAGCTGGAGTCAAGATTCCATCTATGGTCTCAACAGCTGCCGGAGCTAATAAATTAAAAGATCTTGGCCGATGGATTACAGACAAGCCGCAAGTCGGAGACTTATGCTTCATGGACTTTCCGCATGATGGCATCGACCGAATCTCTCACATTGGCATCGTCGTCAAAGCTGGAGTGACTTCCGTGATCTGCGTTGAAGGCAACACATCCGGCACTGGAGATCAACGTAATGGCGGAATGGTCATGATCAAGCGTCGCAACATCGGCAAAGAAATCGTCGGCTTCGGTCGTCCAAAGCTTGTCGCCTACTCGGGAGAATTGCCAGCTGTGGAGATTCCAGATGAAGCTCCCAAGAAAGGTAACAAAAAGAAATGAAACAAATCCAAGCAATTGCAGCATCGTGGCTACGCTCATTCTTAGCCGCATCACTGGCCGTTTACATGGCCGGAGTAACAGATCCGAAGACGATTGGCATGGCTGGCCTAGCTGCCGTGCTGCCCGTCATTCTCCGTTTCTTAAATCCATCAGACGCATCATTCGGGATCTCAAAGGGAAAGTGATTCCGAAAGCACTGACGGCGGCGATTGGAATGGGGCTAGTCCTTTCGCTGACGTCGTGCGCTTACCAAGGATGGACGAGATATGACTGCCAACTCTTTGAAAACTGGGAAGCTCCAGAGTGCAATCCGCCGCAGTGTAAGGCAACCGGTATATGTACGACGGACATCTTCGGATACGATCCAAGTGAAATCGTCACGCCGCTACACAAATGAGCAGCTTAAAGCTCGGCTCATCGTATTCATCGGAGTCGTGCTAGCTGCCACATTCTGCTTCTCAGTCTTCGGAATGCTGTACGCGCTGATCTTCGTGACTCAGCCACTAGGCGATCAAGCTCCGAACGACAGAGCATTCATCGAGCTTCTTTCAACGCTCACCATCTTCTTGACTGGAGCTCTCGGCTCAGTCTTGGCATCAAATGGACTTAAAGACAAGCCGAAATCGCCGGAAGACACGCCGAAAGTCGAGCGCGATTCTTGACGAAGCCATATTCATCCGTCACGCTTCTTGCAGGGAGCTGAAGTGCAGCTCTCAGATTCGGGAGCAGTAAAATGACAACATTCGAATTCGTGCAGATGTGGATCTGCATCATTCTCTTAATGGGCATCGCCTTGATGATTGGATACTCAATCGGACTCAAAGATGGCCAGCGTGAAGGCTACTTGCGCGGCCGTGCAGTATCACGTCACATCGCAAGCAAGGAGTCAGCACGATGAGCTTCTTGGATGGATATGAAGACATCGCAGCTCGCATCACTAGATTCCAGAAGACTCATCCAACCGGACGCATCGAGACATCGATCATCGACTTCTCAGCAAAGGAAGGCTACATACTCGTAGAAGCTCGCGTTTATCGTGAGCACGAAGATACCTTGGCAGCTGGCATCGATTACGCATTCGGACACGTCTCGACCTTTAATACGCAAATGAAAAAGTGGTACGTCGAAGACACTGTCAGCTCAGCGATTGGGCGCAGCTTAAATCTGGTACTTGGCGCAATCAATCTGCCGGATGGTGTATCGAATGCACGTCCGACTCGACAGAATATGGAGCAGGTCGAGCACTCGACTCCGGTGGTAAATGCAGATCCATGGGCAATCTCAAGAGACATCGGAGTGCCAAATATCGGGTCAGCCATCGAAGCCATCACTGACAAGATTGGAGCTGAAGTCATGGCAGAAGCTCCACGTTGCCAGCATGGAACACGCGTGTGGCGTGAGGGCACAAGTCAGAAGACTGGCAAGGCATGGGCGAACTTTAGCTGCACAGAGAAGTCAAAGACATCACAGTGCGATCCGCTGTGGTACGTCATGACGAGCTCTGGCACATGGAAGCCACAGGTCTAGTCATGGGAGCGATACAAGCATTCGGACGCGACGAATGGGATTACTGCGACAGCTGCACCAAGGCAACACCTAAGAGCGAAGGCGTCATGGAGCGCATTGACGGCCAGAGCATTCTCTTCTTTTGCTACAAGTGTGCGAAATGAGATGGTTGTGCTGGCACGTCTGGATTTACTGCACGGACAAGACAGATCGACAATGGCGCGAATGCGTCAAATGCGGAGTCCAACGATGAAGTACAAATCGACGCTACAAATGCAACAGCTTTGTCATCTTGCAGCTTTGAAGAGACTGTGCGCTACCGAAGATCAGATTATGGGCTCACAGCCACGATACAACCGAGGGCTTAACTTCCACGACAGAGTCACGGAGCTGGCACAAGCTACGGAAGCCGAATGGATTGTGGCTAATTATCTCGGCATTGAGTTTAATCCGTTTCGAGACACGATGAAGAATCAAGCTGACGTCGGAGATAAATTCGAAGTCAAGCACACCGAGAACGGATTTCATCTCATCATTTATCCAAATGACAGAGACACCGACGTTGCAGTGATGGTCACAGGAAAATCTCCAGAGTTTAGAATCATTGGATGGATTCCGGTCGCCATGGCAAAGCGGCCACGCTTTAAGAAAGCCACGCAAGACTCATGGTGGGTCAATATGCGAGATCTCCAGCCGATTGAAAACCTAGTAAGGAGCTCACATGGAGCAGCTGCGATATGAGTGCAGAGTCGAGAAGAAGGTACAGAACCACGGTGTCTTGACTGAATTCAATCTGGGCGATGACCATGTGTGCGTCCAATGTCTTGGATGCGGCGTCATTGGCGTCGTGAGTAGAGCGGATGCACAGTGATGGCCGATTACGAATACCGATGTGAAATGTGCGATTCTCGAACGACAGTCTCACGACCTATCACAGATCAGCTCAGTCGTAATCCATACTGCGACAGCTGCATGATTCCAATGAAACGCGTGTACTCCGCCACTCCGGCGATATTCAAGGGCAAGGGATGGGGCGCACAATGACTCTCTATTATCAGGATGATTACATTACTTTATACATTGGCGATTGCAGAGAAGAAAAAGCCTGGTTGGAGTGCGATGTACTCGTCACAGATCCGCCATACGGAATCAGCTGGATGAAGAATGAGTTTGACTCAGACAAGACAAAGCGTGATGCAGTGCGTGAGCGTCGCAAGTTACAAGGAGGAGACATAGCCAACGACCATGACACATCGGCCAGAGATGACGTGCTAGCTATGTGGGGCAAGCAGAAGGCAGCGATTGTCTTTGGTACTTGGCGCAAGCCTAGGCCAGACGACACAGCTCATCGACTTATCTGGCACAAGATGGGCAGATATAGCGGAGTCAATCCACATCCATGGTTTCCAAACGATGAAGAAATCTATCTAATCGGCAAGGGATGGACTGGCAAGCCAACACCGACAGTCATCAGCACAGAAGAAAGCCGTGCACATCACGCCAAGACGATA